TCATGGTTCATTAATATTCCATGTTCTTTGCTTTTATGAATTTGCTTATGTGCTGTTTTTGGTATATGTTTACCTAAGTCAGAACTTGACATCCATTCGGATGTGTGCTCCTCTTCGGCTTCATTTATATACTCTTTAAACTTTTTCATTCTTATGCTTTTGTTGTAGTTACTTTCACATGTCCTGTTTCTGGATCATGACTAACATGGTGTGCATGAAACTCAACATCAGGATGATCATCTTTTAGTTTTTTGAAGTGTTTCAGATTGGCATGAGAATCATCATACAAATGAACTTTCTTATAACCATGCTTCTTAACTAAATCACCAATGACTTTATGTTTTGCTTCTGCTGGAGAAGGTGCACCAACATTACCAGCACGACGAACGTGAATGTGGTGAGGATCAATACCGTGATGCTTTAGTGTTTTCATAAAACCATGCTTGTCATCCATATCTGATCTTGCAGTTACAATCTCAACATTTTTATTATTCTTGTGTATCGCCTTCAGTTTATTAATCATCTTATGAATAGGATGAGCAGACTTCTGAAACACTTTGTGTGATTTAAAATCACTATAGTCATAACTGTGACCATGTTTCAACTTATGGTCATTATATTCTGTGTTAGTCAAAGACTGAACTCTTTTACCGTGCTGATCTTTAACATGAACTTTTAGTTTAGAATGATCGTGATGAAACAATACTTCATCCATATCAAATGCATGAAGTGTCTTTGATTTTGTATCTTTTCTTTCTTGAACTTCTTCTCTTAAATGTTTGAAGTATTTCATTCCTTACCTTTTAACATTTTATTTAAATCTGCTGTACTACCAACGAATATGGCTTTATCTATTTTAGTGCTTGTTTGTGGTTCTTTTCCTGATGCTCTTTGTATTTCACGCATCTGTTTCTGTAACATAATTAACTTTTCGTTTGCATCTGCTACGTTCTTAATCATGGTAGCTGCAACTTCAAATGCTCTTGGATGCTCAGATTCTCTGGCTATCTCAAGAATAGAATCTATGGCATCAACTCCTTTGTTGATAATTTCTTCATAGTTCTGACGGACTTTATTATAATCTTTTTCTAGATCATCTTCTAACTTAGAATCAACTTGAACGACAGGTCTTTCTTCTTTAACTATAATATCTGTACTAGCAATTTGTTTTGGCTCTACTTCAAAGATATCACTCATATTTTTTTCAAATTTAGTCACTGTTGTACTCCGTCACTGTTGTCACAATAGTATATGCTGAGTTAATGGTAGCATTTGCTGGGTTCACATAAGAATTAATTGTTACCATCTTATTATTTGCATTTACACCTTCAACTGATAATAGAGTATATTCTGCAAAAGAATCTAGTCCTATAATTTCTGTATTTGCTTTAAACCCACCATTTATATCTGTAATTACCATTTGATCTGTGGTATTACTATAGTATACAACTGTACCAGTAGCACTAGCTGTATCTAATGAATATCCTTGATAAACTGTTTCTCCTTCCTTGTATGTTCCAAAACCGGAAGGACTCATATTAAAAGTAACTTTTCCATTATTGACAGATGAATCTAAATCTAATATGTTTACAAAAGAATCTTTGATTATCTTTGCTTGAGATATTGCTCCATATACAAAAGCTTTTACTGTAAAATTTAAAGTCCAAATAACTACCCTAGCATCAGAGTCTTGCAATCCTTCATACTCAATGTCGTAATTTACTGAATTTAAATTAATTGGTACTTCTTTTGTTACTCCCATCGTAGGAATAAGATTTAGTTTTATTGTATACTCAGGAGTAAAAAATGGCAATATGTGTTCTATTATTTGAGTACCATCTTCTATATTTCTGACATAGATGTATAATGAAAAATCAAAGTTATAAGGCACAGGAGTATATTGTGCAAGTTTTACGTTAGGATTTCCTGATGCTGCTGTAGTCTTTAAATTTGTTATTTGTTTTCTTGATGCGTCATATTCCATGCTTATCAAATCAAAAGACATTCTAGGTAATGTGATTTGAACTTTTTTATTTAAATCTGGATCGCCTAGTAAACGAGCAGCATACTTTTCTTTTGGTGCATAGATAATAGGCACCTTGATTTTTCTATCTTCGGTGCCATCTATTTTGTAACGAGTTAAGGTAATGTTGTCAAACAAACTACCAAAACCAACTACAAGTTTACGAATGATTCTGTGATATGTTGCCGACATTATATATTACCAAATGGATTAGTTTCTGAAAAATCAATAATTGAAGTTCCTTCAGCATTGATTATTTTATTGTCATAGTCTGCATAATACTCTGCATGTTCATATATGTTGGTAGATGCAATAGTTCCTCTTGCATTTGATGTTGCTCCTCTAGCCAAATTACCAACAGAGAATGTTCCTGCTATTGTATTAATATCTAAGTTTGCAGTTGCAGAATCATAAGCTGCAATGATACCTGTTGTAGTTGCATTTGCTAAAGTAATATCTGGACTAATAAAAATAGTTTCTCCTATAGCAAAAACACCTGAAACTCCAGTTAACGTAAATCTTTGTGCGTAAGCATCTTTTTGTTGAACGATATCAATATCAGGTATACCAGTATCAATTGTTTCATGTGAATACTTGAATTTCTCCAATTCTAATTCATAAAAATATGGAACTCTACGACCAAGCATAGCCATGTCCATATCTTGATTAACGAACTTAATCTCATATAGTTCACCTACACCATTAAGAGGAGGAATATAAATTAAGTCTCCGTCTTTTGGTCTACCATAATCAGGATCTACAGGAACTCTTTGAGAGAAACTTCTTTTTGACATTACTACAGTTATATGGTTTCTAATCTCAAGACCAAACTTACTAAAGAAATCTTTATCTCCTTTATAATCCATAACATCTTTTGGATATAACTCAATAGGATATGCTGTTGTAAACTTTTTCAGAGGATCTTCACCATATATAAAATCTGTTGGATTATTGTAAGTGGTCGGAATATAATAACAAGTCACACCCATTATTTTTATGGATTCAACAATCAAATCTTCCACTAAACGTTGTTCAGTGTATTTGGCATTATAGTTATTAAAATAATGGTTAGTTGGCATCTTAGTTCATGAACCACTCTAGCGGTGCGCCGTAATTGCTTTCCATTTCTTGTTCCAGTTGTTTGATTTCGTCAACTGCATCTTCGTAGATTTTGTCACCGTTTAGTGTAACACCACCTAACAATTGAACGCCTTGAAACTTTTTGAGGTTGTCTCCCCAATTGCGTTTGATGAGTGCTGTAGCATATCGTTTGAGCCAACGATCATCCCAGACAGCATGATAAACATCTGGATTAATTAATGCATAACACTCAGCAACAACTATAGTACCAACAGGAGCCTCAGAAGCACCCCATGCCCAATCAATAAACAATTTATGCATATGTCTCTGAAAACGAATAGGTACTTCACCAGTAAATAATATTTCCAGTGAACGCAGATGTTGCATTGTCAATGTGTAATTGATATAAGATGCTGAAGTGAAGTCATACAATTCATTTAAACGTAACTGATAACGCAGGTCAAACATATTGATTGTTGCCTGAGAGTCTTGAATAGGAAAGATTCTAGTTACACCAACAATATTTAAAGAATTGTTTGATGCATCTTTTGTGACAGATGGACGCATATCAATATAACGCTGATTGATATCTTGTTGTGTTACTGCTTTGATATAGTAGACTTTTTGTAGGCCGTCGAAATGATAGTCTTGCCAGTATTGCATGGCATCGTCAATTCTGTCCTCTATCTGCTCGTCATCGATATTAATATCAATTACAGGAAACCCTAAACGACGAAGGCAATAGTCTTTAAATTCTTGTCTGTTAGTTATTTGGGCCATTTTTTTATTATAGTTGGAGTTCTCTAGATTATTATATTTATGTTAAAATAAAAAACCCAAAAGAATCTTCATTTGCATGAACTATCTTATTTCCTTTAGAAAAACGAATTTGTGCAGGAGAATTAAAAGTACGATCATCAATCTGCAAAGAACCTGATCCTAAAAATAACTTTGAATCTTTTGATATGGCTTTATTTTGTCCAGAAAGTATAGCAAAAGGAGCAACTTTGTCTGTTATCTGTGACGTTGATTCATTCAAAAAAGGACTAACACATAGACTTTCTGTATCTTCCATAACCTGCATTCTCCACTCTCCTTTTGAAAAAGATTTTGTTAGAGTAGATTCACCTTTTCTCAATTCAACAACTTCACCCGTAGTTGTCTCTGTACATACCAGGCGTCCTTTACTTATCATCCAAACATAATCAAAGCTGGATCCAACTGTGAAAACACCATCTAATATAGGCTCTACAGTTAATATGGCGCCAGAAAAAACTTCAGTTTTAACTACCAGTATATCAAATGCCTTTAATACCTTAGGTGGGAATTTAAACATTTCACACCTCTATAACAAATTCGGGAGGAGTAGTTGGTGCCAAATCTTCTATAGAATATGAAGATACCTGTCCAATCATGTCTTTATACTGTTGTATTTTTGCTGAATCTGCAACAAATTTTTCTTCACGCTCTTGCTGCTCGGCGTGATACATTCCAGAAATTGCAATTCGTTTTTTTATTTCTTCTGGGTCATTTACGCCTGGCCACATATGTAGCGGCTGATAAGCATATGCTGGATATTTATCCGGATCTTGATGTTCTGTCGTATCTGAGGCAAATGATACTATCAAAGAATGACTCTGTTCTTCAAATTGATGTATTTTCATATAAAGTGTGTTCATATAAATCCTTTTTTTTATTAGGCTACGCCACCTTGTCGGGTACCTGTTACTGGCCAAGTTACGAATGGATTACCTACGATATAATTTCCAGCCGCTCCTCCTGCGCCGCCGAGGCCTAAGGCTGGGTTTGGTGCATACGTTCGGTTTGTGCCAGCAGTACCGGCAGCACCTCTACCACCACCAGCTCCACCTGCACCTCCAATTGCAACCCCTGGAAGACTTGTTCCTCCAGTACCACCAGTACCACCAGCAGGACTGGTACCTGGACCACCTACCGTTGCTGACGTTCCTGGAAATGGGCCAGGACCTAGAGGACCACCTGCTGATGGTGGTGCACTTGCTCCTCCGCCACCGCCACCACCAAGTGCATATCTTGGTCCTCCTGACTTGGCCGGTCTAGGAACGAAGTTCGCTCCTCCTCCGCCACCTCCGCCACCTCCAGCTGCAACAGTACCATTATTAGTAATAACTGTTGGTCTATTAACAAATATTGCATTACCACCAACAGCACCGGCACAGGACGTTGAGCTTGAGCCAGTACCACGACCACCAGCTCCTCCTTTACCTTGAATTAGACCATTATTGATGACAGTTATAGTGTCAGCAGGAGAAAATTCTGAAGGCACCGAAAATGCATAAGCAGGAGTGCTTGAGCTTCCTACAGTTACTCCTGGATTTATTGTGACTGTAATATCAGAATTACCAGGATTATAAGTTGGTCCACGACTCGTATATACATTATAGTTGTCGGTTGACGCTGAAATCACTAAAGGTATTGCAACTCTTGTTGTAGCTGAAGTATTATAAAAATCTGAATATGCTATTGTTCCGCTCGTAGGAATAGTAGCAGTACCGGGAGAATTAGGTACTAAAGCACCCCCACGATAATATTCACTAATTTCATGCGGTACCGTGCCACCAAACTCAGTAGCAATTGTAGTTATTGGTAACGATTGACCTGGGCCAGGGATTGGCATTTGTACTCCTTATCCTACCATAAAAAAATTCCGACAATTTGAAAAATTATTTAGCATTTCGTTTCAACTCATCAATCTGTTCTTGCTGTTCTTTAATTGCTTGAATTAAGAGAGGAATTAATTTTTCATACTGTACAGTTAGATAATTTTCTCCAGATTTCGAAAATATATTTCCATTTTTATCAAAGTCTGTGTCGAATGGAGCAGGCTTAACAGCGTGTGGTAACACACTTTGAATTTGTTGTGCTATAACACCGACATGTTCGGATGTGTCAGTATAACCGTATGTTCTAGCCAATTCATTTGTATTATAGTATACACCAGAAATTTCTTGTATCTTTTCTAATGCATTATCAATAGGTTTGATGTTTATTTTCAATCTTTCATCAGAGAAGAATGCAGTAATATTGTTGGATGCACGAATATCACCACCAGTTGGAGATGGTGCTGTTCCAACACCTAAAGATAATATGTTAGCAGAAGATACAAATAGTAATGAAGTGGAAGGATTATAATTTAAATTTAAGTTGGTATGAAGTGATTCAACTAATGCGGTAGAATTATTAGCGTCAACAAAAACTGGATAATAACTAGCGTCTGTTGTTATTCCTCTAGTTGGTGGAGTATTTGCTGTATTATATGCTGCATTGGCAGTAAAGGCAGCCATTTTAGCAAAAGTATCAGTATTATTAATCCAAGTGTTTTGGTTTGGAGTTAATGCTCCATCAAAGGCAGTAACTTCAAAAACAACATTATCACCTGCGTCAGCCGCAGGATTTAAAGTTATAGTTGTTGGATTAGTTTCAGCATAATCGACAACATTATTTTGTCTTACACCGTTAACAAATACTCTAATTCTATTTTCTCCTACAACATATGTAGGAACAGTAAATACTGTTTGTCCACTATTGGCAATAAAAGACCTAACGTCAGATATTAATGTTGTACTTCCACCTCCACCACCACTTGCTGTCGAATTAATTGTAATTGTTTTTGTAGTGGTACATGCAGATATTGTTATATTGGTACCAGGATTAATTGTTAAGGTGTCTGCATTATTTGCTGGTGTAATTGAAACAGCATTTGCAGATATTGTTGTGAACCCTGTTTGTACTGCATCATTTGCTTTGTTGAATCCTGCTTGAGCAAAGGTATTAACACTAGTAATATTGGTATTCTGTAGATCATTAACTGCTTGTAAGTATACAGTATTTGATCCTGCGGTGTTTGCTGCTTCAAAGGCAGCCGTTGCTAAAGTTACTCCTGCATTTGCTGAGTTATATGCTGCCTGAGTAAATGTATTGACTGAAGTAATATTGGTATTCTGTAAATCATTAACTGCTTGCAAGGCTACAGTATTACTTGATGCATTATTAGCTTGAGCATAAGCAGCGAATGCTACAGTATCACTTCCACCACCTCCAGTATTCGCCTTATCATAAGCTGCTTGAGCAAACGTATTAACAGCAGTAATATTTGTATTTTGTAGGTTATTAACTGTTTGTAGGTAAACAGTATTACCTGCTGCGGTGTTTGCTGCTTCAAAGGCAGCCGTTGCTAAAGTTACTCCTGCATTAGCAGAATTAAAAGCAGAACCAGCAAATGTGTTTACTGATGTAATATTAGTATTTGTGGTAGTCATCTGTGACTGTAGAGCCACAGTATTACCTGCTGCGGTATTTGCTACCTCAAAAGCAGCAGTTGCTAGAGTAACTCCAGCATTAGCACTATTAAATGCTGATGCAGCAAAAGTGTTTACTGAAGTAATATTAGTATTCTGTAGATCATTAACTGCCTGTATAGCTACAGTATTACTTGATGCATTATTAGCTTGAGCATAAGCAGCAGAAGCTAAGTCTGCTGGAGAATTGATAAAACTTAAATTTCCAGAACCATCAGTAGATAATAATTGACCTGTACTTCCTCCAGTGATATGAAGATTTGCAATGGGTCCTAGAAGTACACTTTTAGCTAAACTTGAAT